GGCGACCATCTAAACCACGATCACCCTTGTCACCCTTATCACCCTTTTCAGGGACTATGGATTTGGCAACCTCTAGTTGTGCAGTGACTTTGCTTTCCATCACTTTGATGGCTTCAACAATCAAGTCAACATTGTCTTGAACGGCTTGTTCTTCTTGCTGGCGCATAGCCACCAAGGTTTCTTCCATCTTATTAATAGCGTTTAACTTCTCATCAAAAGATGAGTCTGCCGCCTCAATGCTTTTGATTAGTTCTCTGATGTTAGACATTATTCAACCCGTTGGTCAGTTTTTCAAGAAAGTCTTGTTTTACCTGTGACTGAGCATTTAATTTATCAGCCATCTGTAACTCAACAATCTTTGACTTGTTCTTAATGTCAGCCTCTTTCAACATCAGATCAGCAATCTTGACTCTCTTGTCAAATTCCCTCTGATTGGCTTCATCTTCATTGGGTAGATTCTTGGTCAAAGATGCACTCATCTTGGCTTGTACTTCTTGCGGCATTAACTGCGCCTCAACAGACAATTTCGTAGCTTCAGCACGATTTTGTTCTGCTTGAGTGGTGTTAACAGCAATCTGAGCCTGTGCCGCTTGCATTGCCAACTCTTGTTGCATCTGCTCCATCTGTTGCTGTTGAGGATTAGGTTGCATCATCTCATCTAACTTGGCAATCAACTCCATTCTGTTAGACAGACTGCTGTTTCCTATGATGCCTTTAAGCAAAATAGGCAAAACAGGGGTGTTTGCACCCAAAGTCTGCAACAAACCAATGAATTGTTGTTGTTCATACTCCCTAGCAATGATGCCCAAGGTAGCTGTAGGTATGAAATTCATGTCCACAGAAGGATAACGCTCTGGGTCAAACTGCATGAACCTAAAAGCCGCCTTTTTGATGAATGGAATCAAGAAATCTTCTTGGAAATTCACCAATGTTCGCTTGTATTTCTTGATGATAGAGGCAACAGCCATCGACATACCGCCACCATCACGGCTTGCCTGTGAAACCATGCCGTTAGAGTCCAGCGTACCAGTAGCTTGAAGCAACATACGCTCAAATTCTTTGGCAGTTGCTAGGTTATTTGGGTCATTTTGACCAAACTTGAATGGGTAAATAATCTCACTTGGGTTGCCATTGGTAAGAATAGCTTTACCAGCCTTAACTTCAAACTTCATACCTCTTGGAAGTCTTGTTGCGTCCATAGCAACCATAGGGGCAGTGGTCAAAGCAAGTGAATCCAAGTGAGCGCGAGTCTGAGCATCAATAGCTTTTTGCATATTGAAGGCTTTTTCCACTGTACCTCGCCCCAACAGGCGGTTTGGAACTGTATCGTCTTGGTATGACAACACAGGTCTATCTTTCATCATGTAAGGGTTTTCTTCAGCCTTGAGCAACATACCATCATTGGCAATCACGACAATGGCTTCAACCATATCGGTGTAGTCTTCTGCCGCAGAATTCTCAGGAAACAACTCAACTATGTCTTTGTTTTCCTTCATGTTGTTGAGGTATTCACGGGGAACTAAGCCGTAGTACGTCAACAACAGTACTTTTTCATCTTGGTACTGGCTAACCTCTTGGGTAGGCTCTAGGTCAGTATCTTCATAGGTAGGGGTAATGTCCACCTTGCGGTAGATTCCACGTTCAATACCCTCTACAATCTTATGAATACTCACGTATTTCTCTATCGCCACCCCCATGCAGTCATCGACCGAAGTACCATTCGGGTCGAATAGAAAGTTCTTGGGATTGATAGGCATGATCTTTACAGATATGCGCTCACGCTCCATCACACCAATAGCCGCTTGACCCATCTGATTAGGAATAGCTTGAGTTGATGGGATGTATTCTTTCTCGGTCTTGACAATGATCTCGCCAATGCCTGTACCATAGATTTCAGCCATCAATTCGATCTGGTCGATAGCTTTTCTGATTTTGTCCTTCTTGAAGTCTTCCATCAGTTGAGCCTTAATTAACTCAACATCTATAGGGTTTCCACCTATGTCTTGGATATTGTCTTCAATGTCAAAGAAGTCGCCTTGCCCAAAGATAGCTTCCATGATCTCAGCATGGCGAGTCTCTACGGCTTGTTGTGTGGCAGGGGTAACGATACGGCTACGCTCAGACTCACGGGTCTTGTCTTCAGAAGCCCATTGACCACGGAAGATGCGCTCGTACTCTAGATAATCAGGGAGAAAGTTTGTATCTCGCCAATCTCTCCACTTGTCGCAGTGGCTAGTGATGAAATCGGTTAATTCTTTATCAGCCTCAGTAGGCTCATAAAACTCGCCTTGTTCTAGCTTGACTTCTTTGTCTGTTGCCATAGTGTTACCTTATTGATGAACCGATTGTATTTCCAAAGGGGTCAGAGTATGTTGGGGGTGTTTCAGGAACTGGCATCTGCAAGTCTTGAGGTGTTGCAAATGGGCTAAGACCTTGTTGAATACGACCCAAAGCAAATTGCTGTGCCTTGCTGTAAATCTCAGGTGTTGGCTCTCCACCCATACGCAACAGTTCAATCTCTTGTGCTGACAATGTTGGAACAATCAAAGGATGCTGAATTACACGACCATCCATCTCAAAGGAAGATGACAACTCTGTCATTGGCATCCCTTCAGATGTAGGGATAGCACCCATATAGCCACTACCTTTTATTTGAGGCTGGTCATATACAGATTCAGAATAACGCAAGCCAAATGGCGCAAGAGGATTTGCCTCTGACGCACCAAGGAAATCAGGAAACAATCCTTTAATTATTCCTTGACCTGCATTACCCATTGTTGCCATTTATATCCCTTTAAATGCCACTTATTATGTCTAGAGGCTCCCACTCATCTTCTTGATCGTCTTGGAAGTATGAGGTTATCGCCAGTTGGTCAATGTAGGAAAGAGCATCAGGCAAGTCATCGTGAACACCTTGGGCGGGAAACATCAAGAGTTGATCTTTGAATTCATCCCAATCTTCCTCAGAGTTCAGCACAATACGCCCATGCTCAAACCTTCCTTGGAGACTCCAGATAATTCTGTCAGTCTTTTTCCTGTTGCCATGCGTCAAGTCAACTATGTGCGAATATACATTATTTTTCCTCATTAGGTCACTCAAATAAGGCAAAACAGCGTTTTTTAACGCACCTCGCTCAATTCCAACACTCAAAGGGCGGTATTCCCGCATCTTCAGCAGAATAGTTGCCGCAGTCTCCCGTATGTCCCAACGCCCATAAACAATCTCTTTAACAAACCATTTGCCCTCGTCAGTCACCTTAACTACAGCAATGGCAGTCTGGTCTAGCCTTTTCTTCGAGTTAGCCGCCTGTCTAGCTACTTCCTCAAATCCAGCCAAGTCAACAGCCACAAAGTAAGAACCATACTCAGGTTCTTCCCCGTACTTAATCCATTCTTCTTTGAACACATCAGAGCCAGCATTAGAAAAAGATGCCATATACTCTTGCTTGAAAGCAAAGCTGGAAAGGGTCTTCTTTGCGCTTTCGATTTCGCTAGGGTCGATAAGTGGGTTGTCCTGAGTCGTAAAGTGCCACGATTTCCAATCAGGGTCATCACCCTCTTGCCCTAAGTTATACAAGTCAAAGAACCAGTTCCTACCCTTGGGTGTGCCGATAAACATGGCTTTACCCTTTTTGTCAGACAAAGAAGCCCTAATTACCTGTTCCCAAGTCTCAGGCTTAATGTCAGCTACCTCATCCAGTACGGCGTAAGTCAATGAGACTCCCCGCAATGTGTCGGGTCTGTCTGAGCCTCTTACATATATCTTTGCGCCGTTAATCAAGGTAACTTCCATGTTGTTGACATGGCTAGACTGAATAATCTCCCGACCAACATCGAGCAGTACATCCCACACAATCTGTCTCGCCTGACCTTGGGTTGGGGCTACATACAGCACCGCACTACCAGCAGGGCAACTCAACCCCTCTATTAATAGAGTCGTTACCGCAAGCCTTGACTTACCGCACCGCCGACCAGCAACTACAACCTTGAACCTCGTCTTGTCGGCGTAGACCTCCTGCTGCCAAGGCAGTAGCGCAAAGTTCAGATCAGCCATCTTTAGCCTCTATGTCTTCTATGTCTTTGGGTTCTTCAGCGTCAATTGTCGTTGTGGCTACTGTGGGTGCGCCTATGCCAGTTATCGTGATGTTGACTGCACTCCTCTGGCTCTTATCCTTCTCAAACATGGAGACAGGGAGGGTGCGGTCTACACACATCTTGATAGCTGCCATCTGTGCGGGGTGGTTGTCGTTTAACGCAATGGAAATCATCTTCTCAACAACATCCTTACCACTCGACCTGATAAGCATATCCTTCAGGTCTTTAATTCTTTGATTATCGGTTTTGGGAAGCGCCAAGTCAGGATTCCTTGCGTACTCCTGTATCTGACGCTTGAGTTTGAATACGCCCTTGGGTCTGCCAGCCTTCTTCTTCTCAGTTGTCGGCTGGTCTACCTCGTCTTGGATACTGTCCATCTGTTCTATCTTCACGATTGTCCTTGGGAGTTGTGGGCGTGATAGGTGGGGACTATAGCAAATTAGGAGTTGATAGTCTTCTTTTTTCGTAGCGGGGAGTGGGGGATTGGCATTTTTCCTATTTTCGTTTTTTCAGAGGGGCGGAGGCTCCCACAATTATCACAGGCAGACCGACCCCCCTCCCCCCCGTCCAAAAATCGCCGAGTTATCCACAGGCAACTGTGGATTCTGTGGATAACTTCTGCAAGTTGTTGATTTCATTGGACATTCTATAATCGCTTACAGAATACTTACAAAAACGGTTTTATACAACATCCATTATGTTAACTTTAAATATCTGAAAGTGTTACACGCATCTGCAAACTGTGACAGGAAATGAAACCAGATGGGCAAATTGTGGATAACTTGCCCTCCGATCTGTGGATAACCTGTGGATAACTTTTATATTTCTCAATCTGAAAAGGATTTTTTGGGCGGTGGAGAAGTGCGAAAGAGGCGGTGGGTGCTTTATCGGGGGACTGTCATCGCAATGCGGTTTGGATTACATTGTAAATAGGATAGATTCGCA